GCTCTCTGGCACCCGCCGCTACCTGTTCGGGACCACGATGGACGCGATCGTCGTCGCGTTTCTTCAGGGCCGCGGTCGCGCGCCGATCATCGAGTCGAAGGACGGCTGGAACGTCGACGGCATCGAGTGGCGCATCACCCACTACGCCAAGGCGCAGATGGGTGACCCCAAGGCCGCGCTCACCAACGCGGGCGCGTAACCAGGCCACCACCAACCGACCTCTCAACGGAGACAGCATCATGTCTGCAACGAACTTCAAGCCGGGCGACATCATGGAGCTGGCGGTGCCCGCCGGCGGCGTGACCACCGGCGGCGTGTACGTCATCGGTGGATTCGTCGGCATCGCGACGACCACCAACGCGACCGCGGGCGCTCGCGTCAACTTCATCGTCAAGGGCGTGAACACCCTGCCCAAGACGACCGGCGAGACGTGGACCGAGGGTCAGCCCCTCTTCTGGGACGCGACGAATAGCAAGCTGAGCACGGACCTGACGCTCGGTCTTCCGATCGGCGCGGTCGCGGCTGCCGCTGCGTCGGCCGACACCACCGGCTCCGTCAGGATGAACGGCGTATCGCTCTGCGGCCGCATCCTGAACTTCCGCAAGCGGATCCCCATCGCGACGATCAACGCTGGCGCAACGCTGCTCGCGGCGATCCCGGGCCTCAAGTATCGGCTCTGCGACGCCTTCGCGATCGCGATCGGCGGAGCGGTCACGTCCAACACGACTGTCGACCTCAAGGGCACGCAGGCGGCGGCGGCGGTGAAGCTCGTGGCGTGGACTCAGGCGAGCCTGACGCAGAGCACGATGGTCCGCGCCGGCGGCGCCGGCGGCACCCTCCTCGCGGACGGCGCCTCGTTCGCGCCGTGCGATGTCAACACCGCGCTCACGATCGCCAACACCGGATCGGCGATCACCGTCGCGACGAACGTCGACGTCGAGTTCACGTACTCGCTCGAGTAACCCGTGAGCCTCCCGCTCCTCGACAACCCGTGAGCCTCCCGCTCCTCGACAGCTCCATCCCGCGCGTGACGCTGCCCCAGGCGTCACCGTTCGCCGAGCTCGTGGCCGGAATGGACCGCGCGGCGATGGAGCTCCTGGGCGGCGTGCCGGTGATCTACCAGCCGGAGATCGGCGCGCCGGTCTCGGTCACGCCCAGCGGTCAGCCGCTGCTCGGCATCTTTGACGAGCAGTTCGTGCTGGCCAAGGGGAGCATCGAGGCCGGCACCGAGGCGCTCGGGCCGGCGGTGTTCATGCGGCTCGAGGATCTGCCGGTGGAGCCCGAGCTCGACAAGTCGACCCTGATCATCGGCGGGCGACTGTACAAGGGCCGCGAGCGTCATCGCGATGGCTTTGGCGGGATCGTGTTCGAGCTGCGTGGGGTGCGCTAGTGCATCCGCGCGAGCTGATCTGCGATGCGGTGGTGGCCAACCTGACGAACCGGACGTCGGCCGGGACTCGAGTCGAGGCGTTCCGGATCGACACCTACCAGGACAGCGAGCTGCCGGCGATCGCGGTCTACACGCAAGACGAGCAGGTAGATCCCAACAGCTCGAGCACGGCGCCTCGCAAGCTCACGCGCAACGTCAAGGCGGAGATTGCGGCGACGGTCGCGCACAGCGACGCGTTTCCGGCCTGGCGCGCCATGAACGCGATCGCCGAGGAGATCGAGGCGGTGATGGACGTGGATCGTTTCCTCGGCGGCACCGCGGCGGGCAGCGTACTCGAGTCCACCGAGATCTCGTTCCCCACCCCAAGCGCGGATCCGCTCCTCGGCATCATCGTGCTCACCTACTCGGTGACCTACCAGACGACTCCGGCCACCGGCACGCTCGACGACTTCCTCCGCGCAGGCACCACGACGAAGTTCGCAGGCGCCCGCGACGACAACGCACCCACCGACGTGATCAGCGTCAGGGAGACTCCGTGATGATCTTGAAGCCCGTCGACCCGGCCGCGGTGATTCGCGACCCGGTCACCAAGCAACCGCTGCCCGCCAGCGGCGACGAGGTGCCCGAGAACACCTATTGGACTCGCAGGTGGCTCGATGGCGCGACCTGGCGGCGCGATGGCAACGAATGGGTGCGCCGGCTGCCGGACGGCGCGGTGGAGCGGGTGCCCGCCGAGGCCGCGCCGCCGCCCGCGCCGCCCGTCGAGGCCGCGCCGCCCGCTCAGCCAACCGACCACGAGTCCGTCGCGCCGCTCGCCACGAGGTAGCCCATGACGATCCCATTCAGCTCGGTTCCGTCCACCCTCCGCGTCCCGTTCGTCGCGGCAGAGTTCGACTCCCGGTTGGCGCAGCAGGGCCCGGCGCTGCTGCCCTACCGCGGCCTCCTGATCGGTCAGAAGACGGCCAGCGGCACCGGGACGGCCGACACCCTCTACCTGGTGACCAGCGTCAACGAGGTGATCACGCTGGCCGGCCGCGGCTCGATGTTGCACTGCATGGCGAGGGCCTGGTTCGCCAACAACAAGAGCACCGAGCTGTGGATCGGCATCCTCGCCGACAACGGCGCCGGCACCGCCGCGACCGGGTCGATCGCGGTGACCGGGCCGGCGACGGCCGACGGCACCATCCCGCTCTACTTCGGCGGCGTCCGGATTCCCGTCGGCGTGACCGCCGGCCAGGCCGCGACCGCCATCGCCGCGAACATCACCGCGGCGATCACCGCGGCGGCAGACCTGCCGATCACCGCGGCCACGGTGAGCGCGAGTTCCAACCTGACGTACAGGCACAAGGGGCTCGTCGGCAACGCCTACGACGTGCGCCAGAACTTCCAGGCCGGCGAGAAGCTGCCGGCGGGCGTGGGGCTGACCATCACGCAGCTGTCGGGCGGCGCGTCCAACCCGACGCTCACTAACCTGATCGCCGCGATGGCGCCCCTGTGGTTCCAGATCTGGGCGCACCCGTACACGGACGCGACGTCGCTGGCGGCGCTCGAGACCGAGCTCGGCGTGGAGTTCGGCCCCCTGAAGGCGATGGGCAGCCTGGCGATCTCGTCGGCGTCCGGAATCCTGTCGTCGCTCACCACGCTGGGGACCGGCCGCAACAGCCCATACTCCTCCATCGTCTCCCCGCCGGGCATCTCTCCGCTGACGCCGCCGATGGAGCTGGCGGCGGGGACGGCGGCGCAGGTCGCGTTCAACGCGGCCATCGACCCGGCCCGGGGATTCCAGACCCTGGCGGTGTCGGGCGCAGTCGCGCCGCCGGAGAACGACCAGTTCACGCTCACCGAGCAGGACCTGCTGCTGCACGACGGCATCGCGACCACGAGGCGCGTCACCGGCGGCGGGATCCAGCTCGGCCGCATCATCACCACCTACCAGACGAACTCGGCGGGCGAGGCCGACACGGCTTACTTGGACGCGACGACGCTGCTCACGCTGATCTACCTGCGGTACTCGTTCCGCGTGATGATGCAGACGCGGTATCCGCGTCACAAGCTCGCCAGCGATGGCACGCGGGTCGGCCGCGGACAGCTCGTGATCACCCCGGCGATCGGCAGGGCCGAGGCGCTCACGTGGTTCCGCGACATGGAGCGGCTCGGGCTCGTCGAGGGCTACGACCAGTTCGCTCGAGACCTGGTCGTCGAGCGCAACGAGTCGGACCCGAACCGCCTGGACTTCCTGCTGCCGCCGGACCTGATCAACCAACTCATCGTCACCGGAGCGCTGTTCCAGTTCCGGCTGTAAGGAGACGGCCATGGCGCAGAATCTGATTGGAGTGAGGCAGCTCATGATCGATGGCGAGGTCATCGACGTGAAGGCCGGAGTCGACTACAGCTTTGGCGGCGACAAGCTCGAATCCGTCATGGGGCTCGATCGTCACCACGGGTTCAAGGTGGCCCGCATCCCCGCGTACCTCGATCTCACGATCACCGACCGCAAGGACTTCGACGTCAAGAAGCTCACGAAGCTGAGGGACTCGACGGTGACCGCCGACCTCGAGAACGGCAAGACGGTGAAGATGGGCCACGCGGCCTACTGCGCCGAGGGCAAGGTCACCGCCGCCGAAGGCGAGATCGAAGCGCGGTTCGAGTGCGACCCCGACGACGCCGAGGAGATCTGACATGAGCGAACCGAAAACCATCACCCTGCGCAAGCCGATCGAGTCCGGTAAGCAGACCATCACCGAGATCACGATCCGGCCGGTCAGGGGCAAGGATCTACGACGTCTCAAGCCCAGCGATCCTGCGCTGGTCCAGACGATCAACATGCTGAGCTGGCTCTCTGGTCAGCCGCTGGCGGTTGTCGACGAGCTCGAGGGCGACGATCTTCGCGACGCGATCGAGGTCGTGAACGATTTTTTGTTCGCCATCCAGGGAACTGGGGAGAAATCGTCGGACTCCTCGCCGAGCGATTCCCCGGATTCCAGCCCTCCGAGCTGATGGAGCTCGATGCGGGGGACCTCGAGTTCTGGCTCGAGCGGGCAGTGGAGGTGACCAAGCGAGAGCGAGAGCGAGAGCGCTGGGAGCGAAAGCGCCATGGCAGATAAGGCTGAGCTCAAGATCGTCCTGAGCACGGTCGATAAGTGGACCGCGGGGATCAACGCGTTCAACAAGCGCATCGACGAGCTGACCAGGCCGACTCGCGAGTTCGGCAAGGCGCTGAAGGATCTCGCCGAGAAAAGCGGCTTCAACGCGGTGATCGGCGGGTTCCGCAAGGTCGGCGGCGCAGTCAAGGATCTGATCGGCCAGGTTCTCAGCATCGGCGGTGCGGTCGGCGGCGCGGTCGGCGTTGCGACCGCCGGCGTGCTCCACCTGGTCGAAGAGTTCGATAACCTGGGAGACAAGGCCGAGCGCCTCGGCGTCGGCGTCGATTTCCTCGCAGCGATGCGATTCGCGGCCGAGCGGTCCGGCGCCGAGGTTGAGGAGCTCGACAACGGCTTGCAGGCGTTCATGGCGAACGTCGGTGCGGCCAAGGCCAACAAGGGATCGCTGTTCAAGTTCCTGTCCGTCGTGTCCCCGGATCTACTCAAGCAGATCAAGGCAGCAAAGACCGGCGATCAGGCGTTCATGCGTCTCGCCGACGGGATGGCAGCGCTCACCGATCAGGAGAAGAAGCTGGCCCTCGCCGAGAAAAGCGGCGTCGGCGCTGCGCTGGTGCCGCTGCTGTCGCGCGGCTCGAAGGGGCTGCTCGAGCTGCAGGGCGCCCATGCTGCGCTCGCCGGCTCGCTCGAGGCAGCTGCATCCGGCGCCGGCGAGGTTGACGACTCGCTCAAGAACCTCAAGGCGTCGACCCAGGGCGTCGAGGCCGCTCTGGTGGCTGGCCTGGCCCCGGCGCTCAAGGACATCATCGACAAGCTCAGCGCGTGGCTCGTCGGCCACCGCGATGATGTTCGGCAGTGGGCACACGACATCGGCGAGAAGCTACCTGCAGCTGTCGAGAGCCTCGTGAAGTGGGCCGGCGAGGCGTACGACGAGGTGACGACGTTCATTGATGGGATCGGCGGCTGGAAGGTCGCTCTGCTGGGCGTCGCCGCCGTGATGACAGGTCCGTTGGCGCTGGCGATCGCCTCGCTCGGCGTCGCGCTACTGGCTACACCGTTCGGCCAAGTCCTGCTCGCTCTGACTCCCATCGTCGCCGCGATCGCGGCGATCGTCGCCAAGACGGAGGCATTCGAGGCTGTCGCCCAGCGACTAGGGTTCGCGTCGAAGAAGAGGACACCCGAGCAGCAGTTCCAGTCGGACATGGACGCGATGATGGCGGACGGTCGCCGCGCAGCGAAGGCAGAGGCCGACGCCAAGGCAGCATTGGATGCCAATCCAGCGGTGCAGCAAGCTCGGCTTTTGCAGGATCAGCACGATGCGATGCTCGCCATCCCGCCCGCCGCCGAGGATCCCAAGATCAAGTTCCTGCGCGAGGGAGCGGCACACGATGCTCGCATGGCGGCGCTGCGCGCTCAGATCGATCAGCAGGCCGCACTGCATCCCGGACCACAAGAGGCCAAGGTCACCGTCGATTTCAAGAACGTCCCCAGGGGCGCGAGCGTAACCACGGACCCGAGGAGCACTGCCGACGTCAACACGAACGTGGGCTACCTCGTCGGAGGCGGTGTCTGGTGAGCTGGCCGAGCGATCTCCGACGGGTCACGCTGACCAACGGCAAGACGATGATCGGCGCATCGTTCCGCGGCGTGCCGTTCCTCGTCGATCAGGCCGAGTACGCCGGCGGTCGGCGCACCGTCCTGCACGAGTTCCCGTTGCGGGATCAGCCGTTCGTCGAGGACCTCGGGAAGCGTGCGGCGACGTTCCGAGTCGACGGCTACGTGATCGGCGATGACTACCTGGCGCAGCGGGACGCGCTCCGCGCAGCGCTCGAGGACACGGAAGGTCCGGGCGAGCTCCGGCATCCCTACTACGGGACGAAGCGCGCGATCTGCACCAACCTGTCCATCCACGAGAGCAAGTCGGCCGGCGGGATGGCCACCTTCTCGCTCGAGTTCATCGAGACGCCAGCGCAGGCCCCGGCTCCTACCGTGGTCGACGATCCGGCCGGCAAGGTCGCGACCAGCGCGGACGCGGCGACCGCGGCATCCAAGGCCGAGCTCGTCGCGAAGTACGACACGGCCGGGCTGCCATCGTCCGCGCTGGCCTCGGCGGAGACCGCGCTCAAGAACGCGGCCGCAGGGCTCCAGGCCAAGCTCGCCCCGGCCGTGCGCGCTGCCGAGCAGCTGGCGGACACCGCCGACTCGGTGACGCAGCAGATCGCGACGCTCGGCGCGAAGGTTCGGATCCTGGCGGCGCAGGCGTCCTCGCTGGTGCGCCAGCCGGCCGAGCTGTTCGATGCGTTCCGCGACGCCATTCGCAGCCTGGGGGACGCGGCCGAGGCTGCGCCTGGAGCCGTCAAGGATGCGCTGGTGGAGGCGTACGGGACCGATCTTGGGCGAGCGGTGCCCGAGATCACCCGGACGCGGCGCCGCGAGCGCGCGAACCAGCTCGCGCTGACCGGCGCGCTCCGGCAGGTGATCGCGGTCGAAGCGGCCCGGCTAGCGCCGCTGGTGCCCTACGCGTCCATCGAGGACGCGACCACGGCGCGCGGCCAGGTCGTCGCGCTGCTCGACGACCTGGCGCTCACCGCCGGGGACACCGCGTACCCGACGATCGTCACCCTGCGGTCCGACGTGATGCGCGCGATCCCAGGGAGCCGGGCGCTCGCTCGCGTCATCACGATCGAGATACGTGAGCCGATCCCGGTCGACGTCCTGGCCTATCGACTCTACGGGTCGGTCGACCTCGCCGACGACATCATCGCGCGCAACAAGATCCCCCATCCTCTGTTCGTCTCCGGCGTTCTGAAGGTGCTGAGCAATGCCGGTTGATCTCGCGCTCGTGGTCAACGGTCGGCGCTACAGCGGCTGGAAGTCGCTGAAGGTGACGCGCTCGATCGAGAGCATCGCGGGCTCGTTCGCGCTCGAGGTCAGCGACCGCTGGGGCGGCTCCGGTGAGCCATGGCCGATCGTCGAGGAGGACGAGTGCGAGGTGGAGATCGGCGGCCACACGGTGATCACAGGGTTCATCGACAAGCGCGGCCCGCTCACGCTCGCTGCCACGCAGCGCGGCCTGACGTACTCGGGACGCGATCGGGCCGCGGCGCTGGTGGATTGCTCGGCGCTCCTCAAGGCGTGGACCTACACGAACATCGCGATCGACGACTTCGCGCGCGCGCTGGCCGCGCCCTTCGGGATCCGGGTCGGCGTGCAGACGGGGCTGGAGCTGCCGCCGCTACGAAAGATCGTCATCTCGCCCGGTGACTCACCGTTCGAGGCGATCAAGCAAGCCGCGAAGCAGCTCGAGGTGCTGGTAGTCAGCGATGGCCAGGGCGGGATCCTGTTCACGCGCTCTGCCGCCGCCGCGGCAACTTCTCTCGTCGAGGGGTTCAACGTCGAGGCGGCCGAGATCGAGTATGACGGTTCCGATCGGTTCCACCGCTACGTGGTGCTCTGTCAGGTCCCCGGAACCGATCAGGCGTCCGGCGCCGCGACGAGCATCCGCGCGGAGGCCACCGACGACGGGGTGAAGCGAACCGACCGGGTCAAGGTGATTCGCCCCAGCAAGGGGATGAGCGCCGGCGATGCGCGGCGTCTCGCGGACTGGGAAGCTCGCACGCGCGCCGCGCGCGCCGAGACCGTTTCGATCGCAGTGGTCGGATGGGCGCAGCCCAACGGCACGCTCTGGGCGCCGAACACGCTGACCCTGGTCAAGGTGCCCAGCATCGGGATCGACGGCCAGATGTTGATCTCGCAGGTGGACTACTCCATCTCGAACACCGGGGGACAGGTCACGCAGCTGCGGATCGTGCGGCCTGATGCCTTCACCCCCGAGCCGCACGCGAAGGTGTCCGGCCTGGAGCCGTGGCTCGTGTCCGCGGGGAGTGGATTCAAGGAACCAGGAGTGAAACGCTGATGCCGCTTGATCGCGAAACCACCGCACGGCTCGAGCATCTCGCCAACCGCGTGACCAACGGCGCCGCGCGTGGCGTGGTGCACCTGGTGGACGACTCCGGGAACATGCAGATCGTGCAGATCGGCGTGCTCGACGGCGAGGCGCTCGACGGCGCCGAGCACTTCCAGCCGTACGGGTTCTCATCGGTGCCGCCACCAGCGGATGCCGACGGAGCGCCGGAATGCGCGGTCATGTTCCCAGGCGGTGACCGGGGGCATCCGATCGTGCTGGCGGTCGCGGATCGCCGTCACCGCCGGACCGGCGCGCCCGCAGGCGATGTAGCGATGCGCCACTTCACCGGCGCCATCGTGACCTTCACCGAGGACGGGGATGTCGTGCTCAGGCCAGCGCCGGGTCGGCAGGTGCTGGTCGACGATGGCTCTGGCGCCGCCGCGCTGCCGACGATGGCCGACTTCAACGGGATCGTGTCGATCATGAACAGCGCCGGCGCGGGCGCGGCGACGAATCTGCCTGCCGCGGTCACGGCGTACCAGACCGCACACCCGACGTGGCCAGACGGAACCAAGGTCATCAAGGGCAAGTGACCGCCCCTTGACATCGCAATAGCTCCGTGATCCTGAGGCTGAGGTGCCATTCGAGCGCCCGACACTCACCGCGCTGATCGACCAGGTGCGCGGCGACATCCGCGGCCGGCTCGAGATCGTCGGCGCGCTGCTGCGTCGGGCCATGGCAGACGCGCTCGGAGCGGTCGTGGCGAACGTGGGGCATCGCCTGCGCGGCTACCTCGACTGGCTGGCCGATCAGCTGTTCGTCGATACCGCAGAGCGTGAGGCGCTGATCAGGCGCGCCAAGCCGTACGGGATCACGCCGGTCGAAGCATCGTTCGCCACCGGCAACGTGACCATCACCGGGACCGACGGCTTCTCCGTCCTGGCCGGCACGGTGCTCAAACTCGACGCGGCGACCGTCTACACCGTGAAGACGGGCGCCACGATCAGCGGCGGGACCGGCATGATCGTCGTCACCGCGGTGCTCGCCGGCGCGGCCAGCAACCTGGCGGCCGGCACCACGCTCACTTTCGAGAGCACGGTCCCTGGCGTCAACAGCTCTGCGACGGTCGCGGTCGGGGGTATCGCGGATGGCGTCGACGAGGAGAGCACGGAGCAGTTCCGGGCGCGATTCCGGCTTCGCCTGCAGGAGCCGCCCCAGGGCGGGGCCGACCAGGACTACGAGCAATGGGTGCTCGCCGCGGTCGGCGCCGGCGCCACGCGTGTGTGGGTGTTCCCGAACGAGCTCGGTCGGGGGACCGTGGTCGTGAGGTTCGTGAACGACAACGCCTCGCCGATCTTCCCGGACGCCGGCGCGGTCGCGGCCGCGCAGGCCGCGGTCGATGACCAGCGCCCGATCACCGCGGAGGCTACCGTTGTCGCGCCGACCGAGCTCGCGGTGGCGTTCACGATCCACCTGACCCCCGACACCGGCGACACGCGGGCCGCGGTGACCGCCGAGCTGACCGACCTGTTCGCCGAGGTCGGCGAGCCCGGAGACGGCGCCGGACGCGGCAAGGTGCTGCTGTCGAGGATCCGAACCGCGATCGGCGTCGCGGCGGGAAAAACTGACTACACGCTGACCAGCCCGTCGGCCGACGTCGTTCCGGGGAAGGGACAGTTGCCAACCGTGGGGACCATCACATGGACGTAATCGATCAGGGCTTCGGGACGCTCTCCGATCCGGACACGCTGCTGGTGCTGCGCGGCGCGGCCCCCGCCGTGAAGCTCTTCGGCATCTGGGGTGACAGCCACGCGGCCGGCGCGTCCGACCCATCCAAGGCGGATAGCGCGTTCAACGTTGCATCCACCCCGGGGGTAAGCATTAACGGGCGCTACGCAGGGGGGTCCGGCGTCGATCCGCCGTCGTGGACCGACTTCGACGTGAACCTGGTCATGCGGTCGCTCGCCCCACACGCCTTCATGGGCAGCGAGATCACGATCGGCAGGGCGCTGAAGGGGGCCACCGCGAATCCCGCGATCGCCGTGGTCGCAGGGAATGGCTACCTGCTCGACACGAACTGGAAGCCGACCGCGACGTTCATGCTCGCCTCGACGGGCGCGAACCTCTTCAACACGACGGTCGGGCGGATGCAGAGCTTCGAGGCATCGCTGGGCGCGGTGATGTCGGGCCTCTTCCTGTTCGTTGGAGCCAACGACGCGGCGGCGGGCGGCGCGGCGACCGCGAACTACGGCACCAATCTCACGGCGCTATTCGCCGCGGTCCGCGCCGTGTGGCCGGCGCTGCCGATCGTACTGGCCCGGGTCAGCGCCAACGAGGCGATCGACCCGACGAACCTCGCGACCGTGCGCGCGGCGCAGGCGTCCGTCGTGGCCGGCGATGCGCACGCGTTCCTGGCGGATGGAGATGAACTCGCGCTGATCGACGGGCTCCACTTCGGCGCGAACGGGAACCTGACGCTCGGCGACCGCATGGGGTATGCGATGCGAGCGCTGCGCGGCGACCCGCTGCCGGTGCCTACCACCACGCCGACGGTCATCGGCTGGGGGCCCGCGGAGTTCGGGTCGGGCACCCTGTCGCCGACGAGCTTCGCGGGTGTGCGCAATGGCGATCTCGAGGTGATGATCGTCATGAACGGCGTCACGAATGGCGCGACGATCGCGACGCCGGCGGGGTGGACCGCGGTCGGCTCGCTCACCACGACCGGGGCCACGGGTCTGTTCGTCAACTTCCGCATCTTCACGCGGCAGGTGACGACGGCGATGCTCAACGCCAACAGCGGACACACGGCGCCCACGAGCGTCGTCGCTGGCGGCACGCGAAATCTCGCCAAGATCTTCGCGATCCGCGGACCGAACCTCAACCCGACGATCAACGCGTTCGGGCTTTGGGCCGAGAACGACTTCCAGGCCACCAAGACGATCCCAGGCATCACCACCACGGTCCCGAACTGCGGTGTGCTGGTGCTCTCCGGAGGATGGACTGGGAACATCGGCCGCACGCAGTCCGTGACCAACGGCGCGCTGACCAACGTCGTCGAACTGCAGGACGGCAACGACCTTCAGCCCGCTACCGATTCGCTAATGCTCGCAGCGACCGCAGGCGAAAAGCCTCTGGCGGGCGCGACCGGATCGTTCAGCAACACAACCACCGGCGGAAACGTGATCGGCATGGCTGCTGTCATCGCGATCGCACCATAGGGAGAGACCAGTGCAGACCATCAAGCAATCCGACCCCCGCGCCGCGGAGCGCCGCGTGTACTTCACGTGCGTCGACACCGCGGCTCTGCAGACCTACCTGCAGGCGAGCGACATGTCGACGTTCACGGTCAAGATCAGCAAGAACGGCGCGGACGCCGGCGCGGCGGCAGCGGCGGCTCCGGTCCAGGTGGACGCGACCGATGAGAAGGGCGTCTTCTACGTCGAGCTGGCGCTGGCGGATATCGACACGGTCGGGACGATCGTCCTCAACATCACCAACACCGGCGGCACCAAGACGATGGAGCCGCGCAAGATCGCCGTGAAGATCCAGCAGGCGTTCTTCGGCACGGTCGTATCCGGCCTGAGCACCACGTCGTTCACGCTCGACCGCACGGAGACCGTCGACCAGTTCTGGCGGGACTGCTACGCGAGCGTCCTCACCGGCGCCCTCGCCGGGCAGGTCAAGAAGATCGGAGGTTACGTCGGATCCAGCAAGCTGTTCACGCTCGTTCCCGGCGTCCAGTTCACCGGCATGCTCGGCACCGGCGACTTCGTCGAGCTCATCACCCAGTAGCCCATGGGCATCCTGCTCCTCGACTCGCCCGATCCGGCGCCGGCCACAGGCCGGACGGTCGAGAGCTACGCGGGCGCGATGCGCGCGCTGCTGCCGCCCGGCAAGCTGTGGCGATTCATCGGCGAGAGCCTGATCGGCAAGCTGCTCCTAGGATGCGCCGAGGAGTTCGTGCGCATCGACCAGCGCGCGGCCGACCTGCTCAACGAGTCCGATCCAACCACCGCGCTCGAGCTCCTGCCAGAGCACGAGCGCGAGCTCGACGTCGGCGGCGCGGTCTACCTGGAGGAGCGGCGCGGCCGCGTCGTGGCGCGGCTGGTCGCGCGGCAGCGGTTCCGCCCATCGGACTTCCAGCAGGCGCTCGCCCCGTTACTGGCGCTCGAGCCTGTCGATGTCGTGGTGATCGAGCGCTCTGCGGGGCTCGCGGCGAGCCTGGGAGACCA